AAACCATCAACGTGACCAAAGAAACTCACAAGGCCCTGCGGGACTACTGCCTGCAGACCGGCTCCAAGCTGCAGGCCATCGCCGACAAGGCCATCCTGTCCTGGCTGAGAAAGGCTGCCAAGTGACCCGTATCCTAGCCATCGACCCCGGGGCCTCCGGCGGCCTGGCCTATCTGGGGCAATCTGGGATCATCCTCAACAGTATGCCCACCACCGACCAGGACATCAGCATCCTGGTGAGCGACAGGCTAGCCATCTCGGATGTCTGCTACATTGAGAAGGTCGGCGGCTATGTGGGCGGCAAGGGCGCCCCGGGCTCGTCGATGTTCAATTTCGGCTACAACGTGGGCTTCCTGCACGGCCTGATCGCAGCCTCGAAGACCAGGTGCATCGAGGTGCCGCCGCAGCGCTGGCAAAAGACGCTGAGCGCCGGCACTAAGGCTACCCATGGGGCCAAATGGAAGGCCCACCTCAAGCAAATCGCCCAGCAGAGGCAGCCCAGGCAGACCATCACGTTGAAGACGGCGGACGCCGTCTTGCTCCTGGAGCACGCCATGATCTCGGAGGGCCTCAAATGACCAAGGCTAAAAGACCCACCGAGAAAGTATTTATCGTCAGCGCGGACACACATCGCAGACTAAAGGACTACGCGAAGCGAAAGGGATTTAAATTGCAGTACATCGCCGACGAAGCGGTCAGTGAATATCTCAAGCGAAAGGAGCAGCAATGAGCGAGCAAAACGACAATGAGGAATACCGTATCACATTCAAAGGACTGCTGTCCATTTACCTGCCAGAGAAGACAATGACCGAAATCTACAACGCAATCGAACTCTCCTGCCGTCGCAACGGTTGGGGAATTGCAATCGACGAGAACAACCGGCTGGACTTCGTTCCGATGGTGAAAGCGGAGGACAAGCAATGACACGCAATGAAACACGAGCCGCTATCCTGATTATGGAAGCGTATTTGGACGGATACGAAATCCAGCGGTGTGGTAAGCATTGGAATCCAAAAGAGTCTTTGAAACCAGATTGGTGCGATACAGATGAACCCTGTTGGGATTTCGATAACTGCGACTACCGCATCAAACCCACCGCAAAGCTCCGACCGTGGACTGCGGATGAGGTTCCGCTGGGGGCGTGGATACGGTACAAAAGAGCTTTGCACGACCGAAGCATCCTCGCATGGACATCAAACCAAGCTGACCGAGATATGTGGTTTGATGAACGCGAACACAGCACCGACGGCGGTAAAACGTGGCTCCCGTGTGGAGTCGTGGAGGAGGCGAAATGAGCCAACCAATCAACTATGTAGCCCCAGTGTTTCCGACACCGGCAGGAACACAACACAACGACGGCATGACCCTCCGCGACTACTTCGCAGCGGCGGCGTTGCAGGGGTTGATTGCTAATGGAGAATGCCCAACTTGGGATGATGACGCAAAAGCTGCATACGCAGCAGCCGACGCAATGCTCAAAGCGAGGGAGGTAAAGCCGTGAGCGATACACCGCGCACAGATGACCGAACCGTAATCATCGACGGAAACCAGTGGGTCAATGCACCGTTCGCTCGCCAACTCGAACGCGAACTCAACGCAGCCAACGTCGAGATTGAGCGACTTAAGAAATCCAACCTCCAACTCCGAGAAGGTGCGGAGGAACAGAAGCAGCGCATCAAGCGGTTGGAGGCTGGAGATGCAGCATTGACCTATAGCATTGCTTTGGACCTACAGAAGGAGAATGACGCACTGAAACAGCGCATCAAGCGGCTGGAGAAGGCGGGGGATGAACTCATTGATTATTTGAAACACCGCATCAAGACAGACCATTTGAATCCAATTTGGCACACTGCATCAATCAAGTGGGGCAAATCCAAGGAGGCCAAGCTGTGAGTCTTGAACAACGAATCTTGAACGTAAGGGACGGCGCACTTTTGATATGCCCCACTTGGGAGCAACTTAAAGAACTCCGCGCAATCGCTCTCGAAGTCCGCAAAAGGGAGGATCGCATCAAACAACTGGAGGAGGAGCTTGAGCGGACCAAGCAGGATCGGAACGCTATTGCTAAGAACACCCGCGAGCCGCTGCTGTTGCAACTCGATCATGCCGCCGAGCGCATTAAGCGGTTGGAGGACCGCATCCACCGAGCAGCATCAGCGTTCTTCCGAGACGGATCGGACGGTCATGTTGCGAGTCAAATGCTTCAGATTCTGGAGGAGGAGAGGAACAAACCATGATCACCAAACTCCACGAACTACCGCCCGACCATCACCTACGGAACACGGCCATCCAGCACATCGACGTGCGGATCAAATGCCGGCACACAGGCTCAACCCGGGATCCGCGCACCTGGCGCATCAAGGGCGACACCTATAACAGGCTCTGTGACACCTGGCAGAACAACTTCGACTTTATACTGCAATGAAATCAGCTCAACAGATCCAACAGGACGGCACGGGAATCTATCGCCTGACCAAAAAGGATGCCGGGGAGGCCTATCGGGCTGCCCGGAAGGTCAAGGTCGACTCAATGTCATTCTTTACACGCAAACGCGGGAAAGGCTCCAAGTGAAGGACTTCGACGTAGCACGCACCATGATTGAATACGGCGGATCTTTCGTTCGCAAGCTGGGCGCCGCGGCCCTAGTGGCCGACCAGGACAACCTGGCGAAGATCAAGTCGACCTGGCCCGATTACTGGGCTCAGTACGACCGGATGGCAAAACAACTTTCGGAGGTCGAGAAACAAGCCTCCAGGTAGACACAACAACAACGACACAACAAAGCAAACACATGGGAATCACAGTATCAACGAAACCGAGCGGCGGGAACTTCACACCCTGCCCCGAGTACACAGGCCGCGCGGTCTGCGTCGACATCACACCGCTGAAGGCCTACGACACCGAATATGGGGTGAAACAGAAGTTCAAGATCGCATTCGAGCTGGATCTGATCGACCAATCACGCAACCCGGTGCAGCCCTGGGTGGTCATGACGGCGCCAATGACAGCCAGCCTGCACGAGAAGGCCGGCCTGACCAAGTTCCTCAAGGACTGGCACGGACGAGCCCTTACGGCCGAGGAGACGGTCAGTCTCAACCTGGATGGCCTGATCGGCCGACCGGCCACCGTGGTGATCGTTCACGAGCAATCGAGAGACGGCACCAAAACATTCAGCAACATCAAGCTGATCATGCCCCACAAGAGCGGCGAGCCCCTCCAGCCCTCGGGCCTGTGGGTTCGCCTGGAGGACAGGCCGCCCCGGGAGGACGACAAGGTGAAGACGGTGACGCCGGCTACCGCGGCTCCGATCAAGATCGCCGAGGTTAAGGTGCACGTCGGCAAGTTCAAGGGCGTGGCGCTCTCGGAGCTGACACCGGACGCCGTGCGCGGCCTGGCTGAGCACTGGCTGCCCAAGGCTAAGGTGAGCCCCGGCAAGAGCCCGGAGGACATCGTGCTCATCGCCGCGCTGACCAAGCGCATGGAAGAGATCAACGCCCAGGAAGATCCTAACGATTCAGACATTCCATTCTAAAACGATCTCTTGTCTTTGATCGTTTTAGCTGATACACGGTAGCCCCGATGACAAGAAAAACTTGGAATGAGGCCATGATTGCAGACCGAATCATGGAAAACTACCGCAGCACAGGACTGATGCCCACAAATCAGTATCTGAAAGAAACAGGACAAAGCGATCTATCGAACAAGATTTGCAAGAGTGGTGGGTTCTTAAAATGGGCCGAGCGACTTGGTCTTTCAAGAGAACATTCCGACTCCGACACCGGCTGGGACGGTGAGAAGAGAGTGCAGAAAATACTGGAATCGGCAGGGTTCCAAGTTGAGAGAATTGCAGCCGTGAAGTGGCCGTTTGACCTGCTGATCAACAAGGTTCTCCGAGTTGATGTTAAGTCGGCCAACTTCGCGGAATATGGTCCATGCAAAGGTTGGTTTTACCGCATTGGGAAAACCCCTCAAGCAGACCTAATCGCGCTCCATCAGTTAGACACCGGAGCTACTTACTGGATCCCGTGGAACATAATTCCGCATAGCAACGTGACCATCTCAAAGGACGGGGGGAAATGGGTCCGATATAAAGAAACGCTTTGGATCGTCCAAAGCATGATTGAAACCCGCCAGGCAGAGACTGAAAAACTGTCTTTGTTTGAATCAAAAAATTAGACCTGAAATTCTGCAAACATTCTACACATGAAGACCCGCAAACCCACGATGAAGCTGAGCCACATGGTGCCCGAGGTGGTACAGCTCAGATCCGAAGGCTACACGCTGGAGGAGATCGGCAAACGCTTCAACTTGAGCCGCCAGCGGATCAACCAGATCGAGCAGGCGGCAGAGAAGCATGAGGAGATCCTACGACTGTGGGGCTTCCCGTTCTCGACCAGGACGTTCAACATTCTGGAAAGCCTGGCCATCAAAAGCCGGCAGGAGGCTCTCGACCTTTACAACCTCGGCCACCTGCAGCCCAGGTCGGTGCGTGGGTTCGGGTGGGTATCGTACCGCGAAATATGCGAATGGCTGGGCGTGCCCACCGTAAGACAGCCATTGACCAAGACCGTCTGCCCTCATTGCGGCAAACAGATCTGACAACTTTCCGGCAGCCTGTTGCTGTCGGGGACTCGTGGGTAACCGGGGGCGCGCATCGGGACAAACGCGCAACAATCTCAACCATTAGAACTATGCCAGCCAATCCGACCATCATATTCGACATCGAGACCGGGCCTTTACCGATCTCAGAACTCAACATCCCACCTTTCAACCCGGCAGACGTGAAGCTGGGCAACATCAAGAACCCGGACCTAATCGCCGAGAAGCTACAGAAGGCCGAGGAGACTCATACCGCGGACTACATCCGGAACGCTGCCCTGGATGCCCTCTCAGGCCAGATCCTGTGCATCGGATACCGTTTCGAGCACCAACACCTCGGCGTGCTCAAGAACGACGACAACGAGGCCGCCATGCTCCGGGAATGGTGGACCATGCTCAATTATTATGAACGGCAGCCAAAACTTGTCGGCTTCAACATCAAGGCCTTCGATCTGCCGTTCCTCATCAAGCGCTCCTGGAAGCACCGCATTATCCCACCCTACTGGCTGCGCCAGGGACGCTACTGGAACGATCTGGTGGTCGATCTGCGGGAGGTGTGGCAGCTCGGGGACAATCGAGCCCATGGCAGCCTCGGATCTATCTGCCGGCACCTGGGCCTCGGGGACAAGACAGGCAGTGGCGCCGAGTTCAGCCTGCTGTGGAATACCGACCGCCAGGCAGCCATCGACTATTGCCTGCGGGACGTGCAGCTCACCCAGCAGGTGGCCGATATCCTGATTCCGGCCTACTGAGGAGAAGCCATGACATGGATAATTCCCAGGCAGTTACACACATCGGCCTGTGCGCTGGATACGGAGGCATTGAGCTTGGACTGCACCGAGCAGTCCCAAATCTGCGCTCAGTCGCTCTTTGTGAGATTGAAGCCTTCGCCATCAGCAATCTGGTTGCGAAAATGGAGGCGGGACACCTGGACGCGTCACCTATTTGGACGGATCTTAAGACCTTCCCTTGGGCAGCGTTTCGTGACCGCGTGGACATCCTCACTGGTGGCTACCCATGCCAACCCTTCAGTGCAGCCGGGCAGCGCCGAGGCAAAGACGACCCAAGGCACTTGTGGCCCTATATCGCAGACGGCATTCGACTTCTCAGACCCCGCTGCTGCTTCTTTGAGAACGTCGAAGGACATATCAGCCTGGGGCTGTCCGACGTCATCGAAGACTTGGCAGGAATGGGTTACAGAACGACGTGGGGCATATTCAGCGCGTCTGAATGCGGTGCGCCTCATCAGCGCAAGCGGGTCTTTATCTTGGCCTACAATGACAGCGAACGAAGCCAAGAACTCGCAAGGCAAGTCTCAACTCAATCGAACACCCCCCCCCCTCGGGACGTTTGTGCTATTGGCCAACAGTTCAAGCCAGCGAAGCCCGTCAGGGCTTTCAGGACAGGAGTCGAGGTATGAAAGGCAGTCAGGAATCACTCAGCACGGTTGTCGTGAAGCATGGCCCTCCCGTCCCGGCGAGCAGCAGTACGGATGGGAGCCGCCCAGGGTTGTGGCAGACAGCCACCGTATCGACCGGAGCGCACCGGCAGAAGGACGGGAGCATGATCGACAAGCTGGACCAGCAGGTGAAGAGCCACACCAGCGGCAAACTCAACCCGCGCTGGGTGGAGACGCTGATGGGGCTGCCGGTGGGATGGACTATGCCGAGCTGTGTGTCTCCGGTGACAATCGAACGGACGAGCTCCGACTGCTCGGGAATGGAGTCGTGCCGGCCACCGCAGAACGGGCCTTCCGAGTGCTGATGAAAGAGCTATACACCGCCCCGGCTGTCAGCTAGGGAGCGGCCTGTCGACGTGAGCCGTGAGAAGCAAACGCCGAAACCACAACCAGAACCCATGTTCAACAAACTTTTCCCCACCCTTTCCGTGTTACGTCGCGTTGGTTCTGCGCGAGTTCTCACCACGGTCTGGGTGGGGTTTTCCGTTTAAGACATGATAATCGAACCCGACTTTCTAGATCACTGGAAGACCCGTCTACTGATGCGGTTACTCGACACCGAGGCAGCCCCAAACTACGTCATCCGACTTTGGTCTCACTGCCAGACCAGAAAGACAAACAAGTTCCCAGAGTGGAGTCCGGCAATTCTGGCATCGGTCTGCCGGTGGCCTGGTGATGCCGATAAGTTCTGGTCTGCAATGATGCAGACATTCTGCCGGCACGAGGACGGATACCTGATCGCCCACGAGTGGGACGAGGTGAACGCCAGCCTGATCGCTTCCTGGTTCAATGGAGGCAAAGGAGGGCGCCCAAAGAAACCCATGGGTAACCCACGGGTTAACCCAGAATCGAATCCGGTTAACCCACGGCTAACCCATGGGGTAACCGATAGAGAAGATAGAGAAGATAAGACAGAGAAGATACAGGCGGACAAGCCGCCCACCGCTCGTTTCCAGAAGCCTACGCTCGAAGAGCTGACTGCTGAAGCCATTAAGATCGGCCTACCCATCACCGAGGTCGACAAGTTCCACAATTACTACGAGTCCAATGGTTGGAAGGTTGGTAAGAACCCGATGAAGTCCTGGCCGGCTGCCTTGAGGAACTGGTTGTCTCGCCTAGGAGACGCCTCGGGTCTGGTTGGATGTAAAGGCGCGGCGAAAAAGGAAGTCGACTGGAGGGACTCCGTATGAGCGACCCCTACTATCCCAACGACGACGAGCTGGGAATGATCGGCGCCTGCCTTACCGGATCCATAGACACCTGCTCGGATGCCCTGGCAGACATCCGGAGCGAATGGATCACCCAGGACAACCTCCGGCTGACCTTCGATGCCATCCGCGGCCTGGTGCAGGAGAACAAGCAGCCGACCCTCGGAGAACTTGGGAAGGAATGGAAGAAAGCCTACGGCCAACTACCCATGCCTTTCGACCAGTGGAACCAGGCCATGGAAGTCTGCCCATCTCCAGCAAACCTGCCGTACTACATGAAGGGCATCACCGAGGCAGCACATCGGCGACAGCTCAGAGACGCCGGAGACCGCCTAATTCGAGAGTCTGCTGTCCTGACCCTCCAACCGGATCAAATCGTCGCAAATGCTGAAGCAGGGCTCACCATTGATGTCTCCAAGGAGACACTGCAAACGTCGAAGCAGGTGGCTGGATCTTTTATCGACGAGATGCAGGACAGGTTCAACCGCAAGGGCACGCTGTCAGGCATCGCCACCGGCTTCCATTGGTTCGACCACAAGACCGACGGCCTGCAGCTCCGGGAGATGGCGCTGATTGCAGCCCGGCCAAGCATCGGCAAAACAGCCATCGCCATCGCCATCGCGCACAAGGCAGCCATCCAGGACAAGGTGCCCACCCTGTTCGTCAGCCTGGAGATGTCTCGGGCAGCTATCTTTAGACGCATGGTCTCGACCATTGGAAGCATCCCCATGCAGAACCTAAAGAGCGGCGACCTGACCGATGGCGATATGAGATCCATGACTGCCGCCTCCGCTAAGATCGCAGGCAGCCCCCTATGGTTCCTCGATGGACCCAGCAGCCACAGCATCTCCAGCATCACCGCCCACGTCAGAAGGGCTGTCAGAAAGCACCAGGTGCGACTGGTGATCGTCGACTACATCCAGAAGGTGAAGGCAGCCGACCGCTCAGAGAAGCGCACCTACGAGGTGGCCGAGGTCAGCGGCAAACTCAAGGACATCGCAGTCCAGACAGGTGTGGCCATGCTCGCGCTGGCGCAGTTAAACCGGGAATCCGAGAAGGAAAAGGGCAGGCAGCCCAAGCTCTCAGACCTGGCCGACAGCGGACAACTGGAGCGCGATAGTGACCTCGTGGCCCTTCTAAATCGTGACAGAACAGAAGCAAGCGGCGAGGCTTCGATCATTATCGCCAAGCAAAGGGACGGAGAATGCGGCACGGTTAAACTACACTACGAGGGCCAATACTGCCGCTTCTCCGACCCATCACCCAGTTTCTAAATACCAATGACCACACAATACAGCATCAGCCAGACCCAAGTCCTGCGGGAAGCGAAGCACCTGGTCCGCTACGCCATCAAGCACGGCTGGATGTCCTACCCGCGCGGCACCCAGATGGACGCCGAGGGCGACCCCATTCCCAACCTGGAGCCTGAGGAGGAGACCAGCAGCCCGATCACTCCGGAGCTGTGCAACAAAGCATTCCTGCTGAGAGAGAGAGGGATCACATTGGATAACATTGCAACAGTGTGTGGTGTTCCTCGTGGATCTATTGCTTACATTGTGTCAAAGGGTCACGAGGATTATCTCTTAAGGCTAAGAACAGATCCCAATAGCACTAAGGAATCTTTTTGATAATACCCAGAAACAGGTGAACGCGAGACCCCTATCGTTCTGAGCGTGTAATGCTGTCAATAAATACCTTATGCCAACACACATACAATTCCTTGTCGACCAGTATGGCTTGGCCAACGTGGCCTGGTTCATCCGCCTATTGAAACGCGGGACACCTCCAGAACAGCTTGCGGCCTATTGCGTGCCCAAGGAAGGCGACTCCCGAAGGGACGGCGTGTTCCGAGCCCTCCAATATGCGGCCACCCTGCCCGACTCGATGATGCCCGAGGAGATCAAGAACGCCTTACAGCCATGACCCAGAAGGAATACGGCGACAGGATCGGTATAAGCCAGCCCCGGGTGGCCCAGCTTATTGCCCAGGGAATGCCTATGACCAGCCCGGAGGCTGCCGACATTTGGCGCTCTCAAAACATCCGCTCCAAGCGAAAACCGGATTCACACAAGACACCCACACCAGAACCCACCGCAATCGAACAGGAAGGCCCCTACCGCCCCGCGGAAGCCTCAAACCCTATCGACACAGCCACCGCGGCTATCGACTCGCCACAGGGCGCCTACGAGCGGCAGCGGCAAATCGAGCGTGCAGCCTACGACCTGGCAGTCGAATCACTCCGGGGAGGTCGGGCCGACGCAGGGCGCCTGGTCGCCATCCATGCCGCGGCAGCCAAGAACCTGACCAGCGCCCGTGACGAGGTGATCGCCCAGGCCGAGAAGGAACGGCGCTTGGTCAGCGGAGACTGGGTGCGCCGGGTCATGCAGGAGCACGATGGGGCGGTGGCATCGCTGCTCAAGGCCATGCCCAAACAGCTCTCAGGCCGGATCAGCCCACATGACCCCGAGCACTGCGAGATCGAGCTAACCCGGTGGGTCCAGGAGGTGGCCCTCAAAACATTGCACAACACAGACCCATGGAAATCCTGACCGACCTCCAGCGCTCCCTCTTGGATTACCGCCGGAACCTCTACCGGCCAACACCACAGCAGACGGTGGTCGAATGGTCCGAGGCCAACCTCCGGCTGACCCAGCGGCAGACCGAGCACCCCGGGCCGTTCTCCACCTCGGTACGGCCCTACACCCGGGAGCCCATGGAGGCCTGGAAAGATCCATCGGTCTCCGAGGTGACCTTGTGCTGGGGCAGTCAGACATCGAAGACCACCACCCTGATGGCCGGCCTGGCTTGGCTGATCACCAACGAGCCCAGCCCGGCCCTATGGCTGATGCCCTCGGAGAATCTGGCCAGGTCATTCTCTAAGTCCCGCTGGCTGCCCATGCTGGAAGACAGCCCGACCATGCTCGAATGCTTCCCGGCCGAGGCCGACAAGATCACCAACCTGGAGCAGAACTTCACCCGGTCGACCTTGACTTTTGTCGGATCCAACAGCCCGGCCAACCTAGCCAGCCGCCCGGTACGGGTGCTGATCGCCGACGAGGTAGACAAGTTCGCCGAGGCTACGGCAAAGGAGGCCGACGCCCTGGATCTGGCTGAACAGCGCCTCAAGAGCTTTTCAAGTAGCAAAGCCTTCATGACCAGCACGCCCACGGTGGTCGAAGGCCGGATCTGGCAACGCTTCCTTCGAGGCGACCAGCGGCGCTACTACCTTCCGTGTCCACACTGCCGGGAGCTGATCAAGCTCGAATGGCGCCAGGTGACCTGGGACGACGCCAAGACCGAGGACGGCAAGCACGACCTGGCCAAGATCCGGGCCTCCGCCCACTACGTCTGCCAGCTCTGCCTCGGTAAGATCAGCGACGCGCACAAGGTGGCAGCCCTCCGGCACGGCCAATGGCGTCCGGAGAATCCAAACGCCATGCCCGGCGTGCGGTCCTACCATCTCAGCAGCCTCTACAGCCCGGATCGCAAGTGCACCTGGGGACATCTGGCCGTGGCCTTCATCGAGGCCAAGGCATCCATGGCCGGCCTGCAAGGCTTCATCAACGGCAACTTGGCCGAGCCCTGGGAACAGCAGGACGTGCAGCAGGAACGCCCCGAGGCATCGGCCGCGGTCACGATCACCGGAGGCCGCCGCTACCTGACCGCAGACGTCCAGGCCGTGGCGCCGTTCCTCTGGTGGGTCTGCCGGGAATGGAAGGACGGCAACAGCACCCTGGTGGCTGCCGGCCATGCCGATGACTTCGCTGCCCTCCGACGGGTGCAGGTGGCCCTTGAGGTGCATGACATGGATGTCGGCATTGACTCAGGCTTCAACACCCAGACGGTCTACGATGCCTGCGGTGCCTATTCCTCGGTGACCTCCAACCCTATCAGCTACCCGTGCGGCCTGCGGTTCCCGCCGGAGGGCGGTCTCCGAAAGCCTGCCCTGGTAGGATGGCTGCCGCTCAAAGGCAGGGAGACCGGCGCCCGGTTCACGACATCAAGCGGGGCGGTGCACCCGTTCGGCCTGTCCACGTCTTCCTCGATGCGGACCGATGTGGTGCAGCCCCTCCTAGTGTTCGACACCGAGCACCTGCGGGATATGCTGTCCAGGCTGCGGAAGGGCGACATCGACCGGGAATGGGGCGTCCACCAGGAGCCTCCTACCGTCCAGGCCGAAGGCGCCTATGTGGCCGATCCGGATCTTTACTGGCGCCACCTCGACTCTCACCTGCTGCGGCCCCAAGCCAACCGCGCCGGCCGCATTAAGCACGTCTGGGTCAAGCGCAACCAAAAGTGGCCCGACCATCTACACGACTGCGAGATCATGCAACTGGCCATGGTGATGCTCTGGAATGACCTTACGTCAAGCGATGTCCAGTCTTAGCTAAGCCATTGAACAGGCTAAAAAATGTGAAAGCCTCCAGCCCGAGGTGTTCACTTTCACGGTCGCAATCAAGCGTGCCTATCTTCGCAGTGTCTACAGCGCCCTCGGTGGCGCCACACTGCTGGCCGCCCTGACCTCGAAGGTCATTGCCGCGGCCTCGGTGATTGAGTCCGGCCAGGTTGTTCGGTCGACATCTTCCTCGGATGTCTCGGTCGAGTTTGCCGAGCCCGGTAAGGGCGCCCCCACGCCTTCCGAGATGGTCGAGATGTGGGAAAGCCTGATCGCCGACTACGAGCTGGCTGTCTACCTACTCGGCCAGGACGGCATTGCCGCCCCTACCGACACCCAGATCTTCAACAAAATGATGGCCGTTGTCCTGG